GGCCTTTGGCCGGCGCTTCCGTGGTGCGGTCTTCGATGGCGGACGGGTGCCCGGAGGGCGGCGCGTCCCGATCGAACAGCAGGGCCCACGCCAGCTGGCGCAGCTCTGAGTCTTGGAGGGTGCCGGGCGCGTCGGCCTGGCAGGCGAGAGACCGGCGCACCTGGCGGCGCAGCTCGTCGTCATCGCGGATGGTCGAAGCGAGGTCGCGGGCCCGGACGCCGACCGATGTTCCGGCGTAGGCGGGGAAGACGACAGGGCCGAGCTCGTGCAGCTTCACCTCGGTGAGGGTCCGCATGAGCGGGCCTCGCTCGCCGGGATTCCACAGGAGAGCGTCGAGTTCCTCGGGCCGGACCCGCTTGCCCTGACCATCGGTCCACTCTTCGCGGACCACGGAGAACCTGAACGACATGCCATTGACGGAACCCTCGGCGATTGCGTCCCGTACGGGCTGCATCAGCCAGTTGTCAGTGATCCGACCGGCCACGTACAGGCCCTCGTCGGTCTCCCGCAGATCCTCGATCCGGCCGATCGGCAGCGACCCGATGAGCGGGTGCCGGCCGTGGTCGAACTGCATCACCGGGGACCGCTCGCGGAGTGACTTCTTGAATGCCCCGGCGCGGATCTGCTCGGTGAAGGACCCTTCCCAGCTGTCGATCTCGGTGGGCTGGCCGAACATCGCGGCCATGCCCTCAAGGGTGAGGCCGTCTCCCGGCTCGTCGCCGTCGTCTCGCACCTCGAACGACACAGACCGTTCGAGCAGATCGCGTGCGCTCACTGCGCAGTCCCTTCGTCGGGTGGTGAGATGGCCGCAGGTGCGGTTGTTCCGCTGTCGGGTGCCTGCAGCTGCACGCTGAACAAGCCGGAGTGCTCCAGCAGGTTCATGTCTCCGGCGGCCATGGCAGCCTTGACCGAGTCGGCGGTGTATCCGGCGTCCAGGTAGGTGCGGCGCGTCCTGGCCTCAAGGCCCTGGATCTCGGCCTGATCCTTGGCGTCCTCGCGGAGGAATGGCACGTCGCGGGCGTCGTACCAGAGGCGTGTCCCGGGCGGGGCCGACAGGATCTGCTGCATGCTGCCTGCGGCGTTCATCCACAGCGGATGCATCGTGTTATCGGCGAGCAGGCGGCGCGCGGCGCCGAAGTTGCCCTCGTTGAGGCTGGAGCCGCTCAGGCCCTCAGAGAATCCGACGATGACCGGCGGGACACCGGCGGCGTTGGCCAGGCGGGTCTCGCCCCGCCCCTGCGTGGCGGTGAACGCCATCTGCTCGAAGTCGCTGCCGACCACGGTGACGTCGGCACCGGCCGCCAGGTGCATCGTCTTGTACGCCTTATCGACTCCGGTATTCGTCCTATCGAGGAGCTCCTTGTACGCCGCGAACTTCCCGGGGGTCATGGACGCGTCGTACTTAATGATCATGTTCGGGGTGGCGCCGTTCTCGAA